CCACCGAAACCGCGCGACGACATCTTCGACGACCGTACTCACCCGCGCAGCGTATCGGCCCCGGGCGAGTAGGCGCGGCGGACGCGGCGCAGCGGTCGGCCGGTCGGTACGCTGCGCCCGTGGCAGATCCGACCGCCCTCTCCGACATCATCGACGTCGAGGTGACACTGCAGCAGGCCGACGTGAGCCGCGACGGCTTCGCCGGCGTCATGCTCGTCTCCGAGCACGCGGTCACGAGCGACCGCGTCGAGACCTACACCGGCAGTAAGACCGAGATCCTCGCGGCCATGCTCGACGCCGGGCACGAGGAGGCCGGCTCGGCCTATAACATGGCTCGCGCGGTCCTGACTCAGCGCCCGGCGCTGGCGACGATCAAGATCGGCCGCAAGGACGCCGGCGACGCCTCGTGGGCGGACGCGCTCGACGCGATCTACGAGGAGGATCCGGACTGGTACGGGCTCGCCTGCGACACCCGCGACGCGACCGATATCGAGGACATCGCGGGGTGGGCGGACAGCAAATTCGCGCTCTACGTCGCGCAGACGCTCGACGCCCACGTGCTCACCGGGGCGAGCGGCAATATCGCCGAGACCCTCGCCGACGCCGACTACAGCCGGGTCGCGCTGCTCTGGCATGACCCCGAGACCGCCTCCGGCGCGGACTTCCCGCGCCTCGTGAGCGGCAACGCGCAGCCCTTCGCGCTCGATAACGGCTATGTGCTCAATATCGAGGTCGACGGCGGCAACGCGCAAGCGTTTACCTTCGCGGCGACCGCGGGCGCGCGCACCGGCAATCAGGCGGGGCCGTACGCGATCACGAACGGCTGGCACCTCGACGTCCAGGTCGACGGCGGGTCGACGCAGGTCGTGACTTTCAACACGGCCGATTTCGTCGATATCGCTAACGCCACCTTGACGGAGGTGATCGCGCTGGTCAACGGCGATACGACCGGCCTCACGGCCAGCGCGTCCGGCGGCTTCCTACGGCTCACCTCCGACACCAAGGGCACCGCCTCCGAGATCGAGGTCATGAACACCTCGACGGCCGGCCTGCTGACCGCGCTCGGCCACACGGCCGGCAGCACCACGGGCACCGGCGACGCGGCGAATATCGCGCAGGCGACCGCCGCCGAGGTCGTGACTAAGCTCGCGGGCCTGACCGGCGCCGCGGCCTCGGCCGGCTCCGGCGACGAGGCTGGCAAGGTCGTGCTCACGGGTACCACAAAGGGCGAGTATGGCACGATCCGCGTCACCGGCGCGGCGGCCAACAACGCGCTTCGATTCTCGCGCACCCTCACTCGCGGCGACGGGTCCCTCGAGGACTACCTGGACTGCGGGCTGCTCGGCGCGCGGCTGAACGCCGACCTCGACGGGATCGCCCCGAGCGGCGGACAGATCACGTGGGATAACGTGGTCGTCAGGGGGTGCTATGCCGACACGCTGACACGAGCCCAATCCTCCACCGCGCGCGGCGCGTACGTCAACACCTACGAGCTGCGCACGCGCTCGCGCACGCCCGGCGAGATCCACGACGGCCGCATGGTCAACGGCGATTGGATCGACGCGCGCACCACCGTCGACTGGCTCTGGGTCCGCCTGGTCGAGGACCTCAAGAGCGGGATCGACGCGGTGAGCGACGCCGGCAGCAAGATCCCCTACACGAACGAGGGCGCGCGGGCCTATACCGAGCGGACCTGCAAAGCTCGGCTGATCCTCGCCGGGCAGAGCGGGCATATCGTCCCGGACCTGGAGCCGCCCGATCCGGCGGCCGGCAAAGTGACCGGCCTCACGGTGCCGACCCGCGAGCAGCAGTCGACGGCCTACGAGGCCGACCGGCGGTGGGGCGACGTCGTCATCGTGCAAGAGCTCGCGGGCGCGCTGCACGGCGTCGTCGCGCGGATCACGCTGCAGCAGTAGCGCGCGGCGTACGCTGCGCCCGTCCCTCTCGCCTGACCTGGAGATCGCCCCGTGTCTGTAGCCAAGTTTGACCCGAACACCGTTATCATGACCTGGGGGCCGATCCTCTTCGTCGGCTTCGAGGGGGGCGAATTCATCACGGCCGAGCTCGCCGTGCCCCAGCGCTACTCGCGCAAGCAGGCTTTCGGGCGCGCGATCCATACGCAGAGCACGGACACGGGCGGAACCGTAACCGTGCGGCTGCAGGCCGACTCGCCGACGATCGCGCTCCTCTCGGCGCAGCTCAAGGCCGACCTCGCGCCGGGCGGCAACGTGCTCCTCCCCCTGCTGGTCAAGGACCTGTCCGGGCTCGACGTCGTGATCTCGCCGCTCGCGCGGTGTATCTCGATCCCGACCCTCGCGTTTTCGACCGACGACCCGCCGCCGCGCGAATTCGTCTTTCAGTGCGAGCCGCTCGAGATCACGCACGGCGGCATCTTCTCGCAGAACGGCTAAGCGGCCTCGGCCGCGGCAGCCTCGGCGCCCGCCTCCGCTTCGCGCGGGGCGGGCGCTTGCGCTTGAGCGGCACGGGCGGCGCGGCGCGCGGCTGCCTCGGCGGCGTCGGCGAGCATCGCGGCGATGTCCGGCTCGACCTCGCGCTCTGCGTCGAAGGGCGCGGGGTCGAGCTCGTAGCGCAGGCCCTCGGCGACGGCCCAGGTATTCCAGTCGGGGTGCCGCGCCGGCGCGGCGCAGAGCTCGGCCGGGTCGACCCACTCCGGCGCGCCGGCCGGGCCGGCGACCAGGTCGACGGCGCCGATCGGCGGCAGCCAGATCAGGGCGACCGCGTGCCCCGCGGTCGTGCGCCGCTCGCCGATGTAGCGCGCGGCCGCCGCGGAGAGCTCGAGGCCGCACTCCTCGCGGGCCTCGCGGAGGGCGCACGCGATCGGCGACTCCCACGGCTCGCGCTTGCCGCCCGGGAACCCGAGACCCCTCGGGCCGCGCACCGCGAGGAGGGGGCCGCCGGCTTCGCGGCGGACGAGGAGCACGGCAGCGGTGCAGGTGTACGGGTCGGGCAGGCGATCCACGCTCGGCACTATGCAGCGCAGCGGCCGCCGCGTCAAGCTCGGCCCGCGAGCCGGCGGGTACGCTGCGGCCGTGCGGTGGCGGAGGTGCAGGTCGGCGCGCGACTTCGAGCTCTGGGCGGAAGCGCACCGGGAGATCCTGCCCGGCGACGACCTGCCCGGCGAGCACCACGCCCGCTGGCTCCTCCGCGACGGCGCGGAGGTCGCGGCGATCTGCTCGGCTGTCCTGGTCGACGACGGGGAGGCCGCCTTCCTGTCGCGCGCCGGGGTCGCCGAGGCGTGGCGCGGGCGGGGGCTGCAGCGGGCGGCGATCCGGCTGCGCGAGCGGTGGGCGCGGCGCGAGGGCGCGCGCATGTGCGTGACCTACGTCCTCCCCTCGAATGTCCCGAGCATGCGCAGCCTGGTCCGCTGCGGCTACGAGCCCTACGAGCCGCAGCGCGCGTGGGCCGGGCGCGCGATGTCCTACTGGCTCCGGCGCCTGCGCGGTCGCGGAGCGGCGGGCGCTACGCTGCGCGCGTGACCCCTACCCTGCTCGATTCCGCGAAGTACGGCCTGCCGACCGGCCCCGGCGCCCCTGTCTACAGCTACCAAAAGTGGCCCGCCTCGACGGCGATCGCGCACTTCCGCGCGGTGTGCAAGGCCCTCGGCCGGCATGTCGCCGACCTCTTCGCGGCCGGGGCGCAGGTCGACGGCGACTTCGCCGAGCGCCTGTCGAAGGCCGCCGCCGCCGGGTACCTCGGCGACCTGGTCGAGGCCGCCTCCGACTACGACTGGATCAGCGCGTTCAAGCGCATGGCCTCCGACGCCCGGCTGTCGCGCCGCGAGCCGGACGGCTCGATCCGCCTCGTGTACGACGCGACCGACAAGGGCGCCGAGGACGACGCTCGCGCGAATATGACCGGCCTCGAGCTGTACTACGCCGGCCGGGTGGACGAGATCTTTCGGCTCTGGTGGGCGCTGCTGCTGGAGAATACGGGCCCTTTCGCTCGCCGGCTCGGGTAGTCCGGGCGGGACCCTCCTCCGCGGCGGCGCGTGAATTCGCGGCCGCCCTGGAGTCCGGCGCGGTGCGCGTGTCGCAGGCCGTCGTCCCCGGCGACGAGTCGGCCGAGCGAACGCGCCACGGCGACCCGCTGCCCAATTTCGAGCGCTGGCTGCTCGAGCGCTACTGCTTCGACGCGCGAGGCCGCGCGATCCCGGCGATGGTCGACGCGCTCGACCGCTGGCCGCTCGACCGGCTCGAGCAGGTCCGCGGCCTCGGGGTGGAGGCCGCCGACCGCGCGGCCGCGTGGCAGGACTTCTCGCAGGCGCGAGCGGAGCTGCGCCAGCGAGCCATGGAGCAAGCCGGCCTCGTGCGGGGCGCGAGCCCCTCCGAAGTCGCTCGCTTCGCCCGGCGCTAGGTCGGCTCGACCCCGCCGGGGGCGTCGTCTATCGGGCGGCTCGCCCTGTAGCGGCTGCCTCGGCGGAGCTGGTCGATCACGATCTCCTCGACCGCGATCGGGTGATTCCAGTGGTAGGAGGCGACGCAGCGCTCGAGGAGGCGCTCGAAGCGCAGCGAGCCGGGTCGCGGGGCCGTCCTGGCGACCCGCAGGCACTCCGCGATCCTGTCTCGCGGGGAGGGGGTGGGCTGGTCGGACTGCATCGGCCTCCGGTAGCGCAGCGCCGCGCCGCTGTCAAGGCACGATCGGCGTCACGGTCACGGCGTCGACCCACGAGGCGAGCGCGGTCCCGCGCACGACCGAAAACGCGAGGGTCAGCTCGAGGGCGGCGCGATTCTCGCGCTCGGGCCCGGACATCGCAGAGACGCGCTGCTGCACCGCGTCGACGCGCGTAATTACGAGCCCCTGCCCCCGCAGCCGCTCGCGCGCGGCAGGCGAGGCCGCGGCGTCCTGGAGCATCCCGATCCACTCCGCCGGCGACGGGTCGGCGTCGTCTGCGTCCGGCGCGCCGTAGCAGGTGGCGCGGATCTTGAGCTCGCGCTTGCCCACGACGATCTCGGCGAGCGCCGAGGTCGACGCGCCGAGCTCGCACCCGGCGAGCGCCTCGACCCCCCAGAGCGACCCGACGCGCTCCGCGGTGAGCAGGATCGAGGCGCCCCCCGACGCCGCGGCCGTGTAGCCCGGTTGGACCGACGCTTGCACGAGCGCGAGCAGCGCGTCGCGCGCGTCTTCGACCGCGTCGCCGGCCTCAGCCGAGCGCTCGAAAAGCTCCCCGCACGCGCGGAGGCGCAGCGCGTCGCCGGCGGCGGCGACAGCCGAGGGGAGGACGGTCACGATCTGCGTCGCCAGGGCTTGCTCCGGCGGGCGGTGGTGGTCCTGCCCCCCGCGGCGCGACGGCCCGCCGACCACGAGCAGCTCGAGGTAGGGCAGGCCGGGGCGCTCCTCCCCCTGGTCGGCCCATAGGACCGGATTCGCGTCGACGTCGAAGTCGCTCTCGGGGTCGAATCCGAGCGCCTCTAGCGCCCACCACCCGAGCGCATCCTTGTACCGTCGCCACGGGATATAGCTCGCGGGGGGCGTCGCCATGCGCCCGCAGCGTACGCGGCGCCCTATCGCGGCAGGACGCGGGCGACGACCTCGGCGACCACCTCGCCGCGGGCGACCCGCAGCAGGTGCAGCGCGAGGGCTACCGCCTCGTCGGGCTCGAGCGTCGCCGCGGCGGAGCCGGCGGCGTCCTCCACCGCCAGGCAGACGGCGCCCGAGGCGGAGGCCCGGCTGACCTCGACGGCGCCGGCGGCGGCAGCGAACGCGCGAAAGTCCACCCGGGCGGAGCTCACCCGCGCGACATACCGCGCCGCGCGGGCGGCGTCAAGCCCGCCGCTACGCTGCGCGCGTGCCTGCGTCGACTGCGCAGTGGGGCCGGCGGCTCCGCGCGACCCTCCGCATGGGCGGCGAGGACGAGGACGTCGTCCTGGTCGATTACGACGACTCGCGCGCGACTTCGGGCGGCGCGGCGAGCCTCGGCCTCGACGCGTCCTTCGCGGTCTCGCGCCACACGCTGATCGAGCCGCAGCCCTTGGCGCTGCAGGTTTGGGGGCTGTCCCGCGAGCGACGCGAGCGAATCACGCGGCAGGCGAACGAGGCGCTCGAGCGCGCCTACCGCGAGCGGTCGCTGCGGCAGATCGGCCGGGTCGCCGTCGAGGCCGGCCGGCCGGGCGGGGCCTACGGCCTCCTGCTCTCGGCCGAGGTCATGGAGGTAAAGCACCGGCGCGAGGGCGCGGACTGGCGCACCGAGATCAAGGCGCAGGACGGCCGGATCGCGTGGAAATCCGGATTCGTGAGCGAATCCGCGACGGGCAATACCGACCTCCTCACGATCGAGGAGATCCTGCGCGCGGCGATCCCGGTCCTCGAGGGAGAGGAGCCGGCCGACGCGTTCAAAGCCGCGGCCCCCGAGCTGCTCCAGCGCAAGGGTTACGACGGCCCCGCCCAGGGCTTCGTCGCGTTCGGCCCGTGGGCCGCCTCTAACGAGGACGTCCTAAAGACCCTCGGCCTGCGCTCGTTTTGGAACAGCGGCCGCCTGATCACGGTCGGCGCGAGCGAGCTCGCGCTGGACGAGGCCGTGGTCCTCGTGGAGGGCCGGACCCTGCTGCGCGCCGACACGGTCGCGCGCGGCTACGTCGAGGCGGACGCCCTCCTGGACTACCGCCTCGAGCCCGGCCTGCAGGTGCTACTACAGCGGCAGGACGGCTCGCAGGTAGGTCTATCGGCGACCTATCGGATCGACCAGGTCGAGCATCGGGGCTCGACCTGGTCGACCGAGTGGACCAGCGCGCTCTCGCTGCGCCCGACCGGGCTGCGCCAGGCGGTCTAGCGTCGGCCCGGGGGCCGGATCGCGTAGCGGTTGCGCGGCGCGACGTCGACCGCCGGCAGGTCGACCGGCTGGCCGACCTGGACGTTCCGGGCCGAGACCCGCGGCAGCGGCGGCAGCGCCCCGGCCTCGACCGCGGCGGCGAAGGTCACGGCGTCGCGCAGGCGCTTCGCGCTAGCGCGCCACGCCGCGCGCTCGGCCTTGACCTCGCGGCGGTCGACCACGGGATCCTGCACCGCGTCGGAGACGACGGCGTCGAAGGCCGCGCGGGCGGCCTCGAGCGCGGCCGGCGCGCCGGCCCGGCGCTGCTCCTCGGCGACGCGGGCCGCACGCTGCTGCGAGGCGAGGAGGTCGACGCGGGCGCGGAGCGCCTCGTGCGAGCTGCGGCGGTAGACCGTGCCGCGGCTGTCGCGGACCAGCGGGTCGAGGTCGGCGAGGTCCTGCAGGGCCTCGCGGCGGCGCAGCGCGCGGGCGAAGCGGCGACCGCGCCTCGGGGTCGGCGTCGAGGTGGAGGGGGTGGAGGTCTCGGGGCTGAGCATCGCGGCGATTGTGCGCCGCGCGCCGCGCCGTGTCAACGGGGCGCAGGCGGCGTCGGCGCGGTCGGGGCGGCCTCCTGCAAAAGGCCGTCGATCACGCGCGCGACGGCGAACCGCGGGGCGGGTCCCTGGCGATTCGAGGCGTGGTAGACGCCCATCGCGCGAGCCGCGCCGAGGTGCAGATCCTCGGAAGCGGCGGGGGCGAGCGGCGGCAGGGCGTTGCCCTGCGTCTGGCGGGTGTAGGCGTCGAGGTAGGCGGCGTAGTCGGCGGCGGTCATCGCGCCGCAGCATGCGCACGCCGCGCCGCCCGTCAAGCGGCAGCAGCCGTCGGCGCGACCTCGGCCGGCGCGGATTCCGCGGCCCGGCACAGCGCCGCGGCGACACGGGCTCGCGCTACCTCGGCGAAGTCCGGCTCGCGCTCCACGCACGTCGCCCGCAGGCCCTCCAGTGCGGCCGCCTTGCCGGTGGAGCCGGACCCCGCGAACGGATCCAGAAGCTCACCCCACGGCGGGCACACGAGCCGGGTGAGCCACCGCATGAGCGCCTCGGGCTTGACGGTCGGGTGGGTGTTTCTGCGCTTGGCGGGCGGTGTCACGCGAGGGCGAAGCGACCCGTCCGGCCAGCGCTCCAGCTTGGCGCCGAGGTCGTGCGTTTCGTCCACCCGGCCGAGGCCCGATCTCTCGCCCTGGTCGCGCTCAGGACCCTCCGCGGGTGGCAGAAGGTGGTCGAGGCCCTCGTCCCGGTCGCCCTTGTTCGCCTTCGCGCAGTAGAAGAAGCGCGACGGCATGCCCCCGCGGTCGTGCTGCGTCACCGGCTTCGGCTTCCATCCGCCCTCGTAGCCGACGCGCGAGAACGCGTGAGGCGACTTGTTGCCAGCGCCGTGCAGATAGCCGACCTGCTCGTCGAGTGCGGCCGCGGCCTCCTCGTCGAGCGCGAGGTTTGCCGGCCAGCGGCCTTGGGGTTCTCGTCCATCACGCAGCCAGTCCACGCCGCCGGGCGCGAACATGCCCGATGTGCTGCGCCCAGACCTGGCGACCTCTGCTTGCGTCATGAGGCCGATCCGACACGCCCCTACTCGGAGCGCCCCCGCGCCGTGCTCGACGCAGTTTCGCGCCGCGCTGCCCTGGTGCGGCTTCTGCGCGAGGATGATCGGCTCCCAGGCCGGCTTGAGGGTCGTGCTGCAATCGTGCCACCGGGCCGCCTCGGAGCCTGCGGGATTCGGGTGCTCGCCGACGACCTCGCGCTCGGCGTCGAGCATCTCATCGATCCGCTTGCCCACGTCGCCGCCCTTCGGGAAGCCCTGCCCGTGGAGCCACATGAGCGTATCCGTGACCTCGAAGCCCGCGAACCGGAGCGCGAGCGACATCCAATCCCACGTCCTCGTCCCGGCGAAAACCGCGCAGTACGCGCCGGGCTTCAGGACGCGGTAGACCTCGCGCCAGATCGCGGGGCCGGGTACGAATTTGTCCCAGGCCGCCCCCATGAAGCCTTTGGCCTTGCCCGACCGCGGATGCCAGTCGCCCGCCGTCGCCCACTGCTGGAGCACGTCGGCCGGGTCCGGCGGGTCGCCGAGGCCGTAGGGCGGATCCGTGACGCACGCGTGGTAGGTGCCGTCCGGGATCGCTCGCAGGTATTCCAGGGAGTCGGCGCAGGCGACGAGGACGGCGGGGCGTTCGGTGACTTCGCTCACCTCGGGAGCGTAAGGGATACGCTGCGCGCGTGCCGCAGGCGGACGACGAGATCGCATGGCCCTCCACGACCACATTCGCGCGCGGGATCGTGCGCTCGGCGCTGCTGCAGGTCGAGACCTGCTACCCGGCGATCGTCGAGCAGTACCGCGCGCCGTCGGCCGGCCGGCCGGCGCAGGTCGTCGCGCGCCTCGCGCGTAAGTACAGGCGACCGCTCGACAACCCCGACGACCTGCGCGCCGACGCCGGCGAGGTCCTCGAGGAGTCGACCGACGACGCGGGCAACGCGCGATACGAGGCCGTGGGCGACTACCCCCTGGTGGGGTGGGTGCCCGTCGAATGGCCGGGCCTCGCGGGGATGCACCTCACGGGGGAGATCGCGGTCGGCGAGGTCGGCATGCTCTGCAATACCGGGCGCAGCCTGGACGCGTGGCAGACCTCCGGCGGCGTCGCCGACCCCTTCGGCTCGCAGCAATTCAACCTGGCTAACGCGGTTTTCCGCCCCGGGCTGCGCTCGGGCGCGGACGACGTCGTGGTGCCCGCGACCGGCTGGCGCCTCGGCGCGGACGACGGGACCTGGTCGATCGAGGTCACGCCCGCGGGCCAGGTGGCGATCGTGCCCGGGTCGGGCTCGGCGAAGGTCCTGCTCGGCGCGACCAACGCAACGGCGGCGGTCGCGCTGGCGACCCTAGTGCAGGCCCGGCTCGACGCGCTCAAGACCGCGATAAATGCCTGGACGCCTGTGCCGAACGACGGCGGTGCCGCGCTCAAGACCGCGCTCGCCGGCTGGCTGGCCGGGTCAAACGACGTCGCCGCGACGAAAGTCGCGGCCGTCTAGGCGCGCTCGAAGACGAGCACCGGCCAGTCGGTCGAGCCGCGCTCGACGAGGCGGCCGCCCGGACGACGCGTGTAAGTGCGCACCATCCCCGCGATGCTCTCGACCGGGACACCTGTCCGCCGGGCTTTGACCGAGCTGCGGCCGATCTCCACGAGCTCGACCTGGTAGTCGTGGCCGGGGCACGAGGGATGGTGAGCGGTTGCGCGGTCTCCGACGGCGGGCATGATGTAAAGGTGCGTCGCGCACCGCGCCGCGTCAACCGGCGACGAAGTGACCGAGCGCACGCTATACGCTGCGCGCGCATGGCGAAGATCCTGCGCATGGAATACGGGAGCGCGCTCGACGACGGGACGCCGGGGGCGCTCGACCTCTACCTGCCCGAGGGCGTCGCCCGCCTGGAGACGCTCGACGAGCCGGCGGCGACGCTGCAGCGGCTCCGCGACGCGCTGCGGGTCGCCTCGGGGGACTGGTTCCTCGACGAGGGCGTCGGGGTCGACGGGGAGATCCTGCGCAGTATGCGCGGGCGCGACCCCTCGCCGGGATACCCGCTGATCCCGCCCGAGGTCGAGATCCGCCGGGTCCTCGAGGCGGTCGAGGGCGTGGTCGCCGTGCGCTCGGTCGAGCTCCGCGCGCTGCAGTCGGAGGCGCAGGCGGCAGCCGCCGGCGACGCCGCGCTGGCGCTCTGGCGCCGGGTCGGCGGGCGAGCCTACCTGGTCTCGGCGACGCTCCTCGCGGCCGGCGGCGACCTCGACCTCCTCGCCCCCGTGTCGCTGGCGCCCACCGGGGTCTAGCCTCGGCGGCGGCCTCGAGGTGTCGGGGCCGAGGCCGGCGGCGCCGCAGCCGCGGGGGTCGCCGGCGGGGCCTCCGGCAGGAGCGCGGGCTCGGCTGCGACGGCGACCGGCGGCGCGACGACCGGCGGAGGCAGCGGCGGAGCGTCGAGCTCAGGCGGAGGCAGGCGGGGGAAGCTCTGCGAGGCCGAGGGCGGCGGGGTGTCCGCGGAGATGAAGCGGCCGCCGCGGAGCGTGCCGCGCGCCGCGTGAGCGAAGGCGGCGGGCACTTCGGTCCAGGGGATCGGGTAGCGCTTCGGGCCGATATAGAGCACCAGCTCGCGCTCCGTCCGCACCTGCGCGATCACGGCCTGCCGATAGACGACGGCGCCCCCTTCCTGCTCAAAAGCGAACACCCACCGATCTCCCTCTGCGAGGGGAGACGGGAACGGCAGCGCGGGAGGAGCGGAGGCGGCGAGGTGCATCGCCCGCAGCGTAGCGGCGGCCCCGAGGCCGTCAACGGCGCGGCGCGCTGCACGCCTACGCTGCGGGCGTGCCCGCGACCCTCACGACCTCCGGCCTGCAGATCCAAACCCTCGCCGAGATCCTCGCCGAGCTCAAGACCGAGTTTACCGCGGCGGGGGCGTTTCCGGGCCACGACGTCGAGTCGGCGACCTCGCCGCTCGCCGTGCTGATCGCGCTGCAGGCCCGGCGCGAGGCGGTCTACCAGGCGCTCCTCGCCTCGGTCCTCGACAGCCTCTACCGGGACGGGGCGCAGGGCCGGATCCTCGACCGGCTGGCGACGATCACGGGCGACCTCCCGCGGCAGGGCCCGTCGCAGTCGACGATCCAGGGCCGGCTCTCGGGCACGCCCGGGACCGACTGCGCGAATAAGCTCGTGCGCTATGCGCCGAACGGGTCGCTCTGGCGCACGCCGGGCACGGGTGCGACGATCGGAGGCGGCGGCACGGTCGACGTCGAGCTGCGCGCCGAGGACGACGGCGCGGTAGAGGCCGAGGAGAATTCGGCGGATTGGGAGGTGGTCACAGCGACGACGGGGTGGGATAGCGTGGAGTCGCTCGGCAGCCTGCAGGTCGGCGAGCTCGAGGAGGACGATCCGACCTTCCGCGCTCGGCTGGTCGCGTCGGAGTCGGTCGCGCGCGGGACCGAGCAGGCGATCGTCGCCGCGCTGCTGCGAGTGCCGGGCGTAACCTCGGTCGCGCTCGATAACAACCGCACCCTGGTGACGAATGCAAACGGCGTGCCAGGTAAGACCGTGGAGGCCCTCGTAGTCGGCGGCTCCGACCAGGACGTCGCCGACGCCCTCTTCGAGGTCGTCTGCGGCGATACCGGGACCTTCGGCAATACGACGGTCGAAGTCGAGCGCCCGGACGGCCGGCCGCTCGACGTCCTCTTCTCGCGCGTCGAGGAGCTGCAGGCGTACGCCCTTGTTACCCTCACCTCGACCGGCGCCGAGGAGGACCTCCCGAGCGACTACGAGGACCAGGTCCGCGCGGCCGTCGCCGCGCGCGCCGCGCAGCTCGCGCCGGGGCAGGACTTGCACCAGGCGTGGTTCGTCGGCGCGATCGTCGACGCGCTGCCGACGAATTCGGTCGTCGACGTGGACGTCCTCTTCGACCTCGACCCCGGCGGCGCGGGCGCGACGACGCTCGCCGTGACGAACCGCCAGCTCGCGGCGATCGGCAACGCCGCGACCCCCGGCCAGGTGGTCGGATCGGTCTCGCAGCCGTTCGCCGTTACGAACGGGTGGCAGCTCGTGCTGGCCGTCGACGGCGGCGGCGACCAGACGATCACTTTCACCGGCGGCGCGGCCATGACCGCGCAGGACGTCGCGGACGAGATCGCCGGCGCCTTGACCGGCGCCACGGCGTCGGCGGTCGTGAGCAAGCTCAAGATCGCGTCCGACACGACCGGCGCGAGCTCCTCGATCGAAGTGCGCCCAGGCTCGACCGCGGGCCTGCTGGCCGCGCTCGGCTTGTCGGTCGGCACCTACACAGGCGCGAATAATGACATCGTATCCGTGACCGTCGTCTAGCAGGCCGAGGCGGCGAGCGCGCCGACCGCCAGGCCGACCGCCAGGCCGGCTCCGGCGAGCCACCAGCCGCGCGCTCGCGCGGCCTCGAGCGCGGTGCTCGCCCTCCACGCGCGGATCCATTCGCGGTGGGCCAGGCGATACCAGGCGACCGTCGGGACGTCGCCGCCCGGCGGCGGAGGCGGCGGCGGCCAGCGGTGGTCGGCGGCGTCGGTCAGGGAGCGCATGAGCGCGGAGGTGGGGTCCTCGTCCTCGAGGGCGTGGACGTGGATTTGCGCGGTGGCGAGGGGCATACCCCGCGACCTTACGGCGGAGCGCCCGCCGCGTCAAGCGCAGCCGCTAGGGGACGTAGTCGACCAGGAGGCCGACATCCCACCCCAGGTCGGGGTCGTCGAAGGTGAAGGCGAGGCCGTCGGTCGACACGGTCAGCGCGACCTCGGTCGTCGCCTCCACCGTGCGCAGCAGCGCGCGCTGGGCGATATCGAGCCGCACGGGGTCGGTCAGCGCGGGAATGTCCACAATGACCGACTTCGGCGCGCCGTCGACCGTGACGTCGGAGGTCGCGGAGTCCGGGCGCAGCAGCCGCGCGACCTCGTAGATATCGCGCCAGGTGCCGTCAGATTTGCGCGTGCGCTGGCGCACCCGCAGCGCGTAGCGGTAGTCGGCGTCCGACCACGCCCCGCGGCGCGGCTCGCCGAGCCACTCGCCGATCAGGTCGAGCATCCATCCGGGCGCGGCCGCGTCCTCGGAGAGGTCGACGTAGGCCGCGAGCTCCACCGCGAGGTCGTCGAGCGCCTGCCACCGCGCGGCGCAGAGCTCGACGATTTTGGCGAAATTCGCGCCCTCCGCGAGGAGGGGCGGGATTCGCTCGTCGGCGTCCGCCTGGTAGTCGTAAGTCGCAGCCACGCCCCGCCCTCCTTTAGAACGTGCCGAGGATCTCGATCGACAGGTCGCGGATCCGGATCCCGTTCGCGGTCCCGCGCTGGATCTGCAGGTAGATCGAGAGGTCTCCGTTCGCGGACGGGGTGTATTCGACCACCCACGAGATCGAGCGCTGGTAGGTGGTGGTCAGCGACAGGAGCTCGAATCCGCTCGTGGCCGAGGGGCCGGCGCCCGAGCGCGTGGCGATCGGGCTGCCGGTGCCGAGCGCGGAATCGATCAGGCGCATGTTTACGATGTTCGCGGCCGCTGCAGACAGCGAGCGCGCCTCGCAGGTCACGCGGATCAGGACCTTCGCGCCGACGGATAAGCCGTAGTACCCGTTGCCGTTCGCCGCCAGCGCGGAGGCCGTGAGGGTCGTCGTCCAAGTGCCCGCGTTCTCTGTGTATTCCGTCCCGGTCGCGTTATTGCATGCGTACAGGGCCGAGCCGCCGCCGGCTCGGCCCATGCTCATGATCGAGCGGTAGCCGTACCCCGGGACCGGAAAGCGCCATTGTGACATGGTCGATTGCGCGACCAGGCCGCCGAAGAGGGTATCGGAGGGGTCGGCGTCCTGTCCGACCACCCGCAGCGCGGGGTAGGCCGGCGAGGATGCGTCGCCCTGGAGCAGCGCGGCGTAGTAGGCGGAGCTGCGAGCCTCGATCCCGGCGCCCTGCTGCCCGTCGGCGTAGATCGCGCGGGAGCCCGTCGCTCCGCCGGTCGCCGAGCCGGTCGCCGAGATAGCCCTGGACGTGGTCGACCCCGCCGTCGCGGAGAGGCCGACCGACGAGGCGGTAGAGGACGAGGTCGCTACCACCGCCGCAGCGGTGCCCGCGCCGGTCGCCGAGAGCGCCGGGGTATTGCCGCTGCCGCCCGAGGCGACGATCGCGGCGACCCCGAAGCCGGCGCCGTTGACGGTCAGGCCGGCGGCGGCTCCAGACGGGTTGACCGTTATCGCGCTCGCGCCGCTGCCGCCCGAGACCAGGAGCGCGCCCTGCCCCGCTCCGCCGGAGATCGAGACCGCGGTCGCTCCTGTGCTGCCCTCGATCTCGAGGGCCGAGCCGGACCCCGTCGCGCGCAGGCGCGCGGTCGTGCCCGAGCCGCTACCGAGCGCGTCGAGCGCGTACCCGGCCCCCGCCTGCGACAGGCCGAGTAGGGTCGACGCGCTCGAGATCGAGCCGGAGAAGGTGTTGCTAAACGTGGTCGGCGCGGAGACGGTCAGGCCCGAGCCGATGATCTCGGTCGACCCCTGCAGCGACGCCTCGCCGACCAGGGTAAGGTCGGGCGAGATCACGCGCCGGCTCGTCGCCAGCGACGCGACGGAGGTTACGTCGGTCGCGTCGGTCGTGACCGCGGCGATCGCGGTATAGCCCGGCTCGGAGACGTTTAGCGACAGGTAGACGGCGCCGTAGGCCGAGCCCGCGCTCGAGTCCTCCACCTTCGCATGGATATAGGTGACAGACCCCGCCGCGAAGGTCCAGGCGGCCGCGTACTTCGACGCGATCGCCGCCGCCGACAGGTCGACCAGCCGGCCGCCGAGCAGATAGATCCCGCCGTCGTCGGGGGTGAGCGGACCCAGGCCGGCGCCGGTCGGCACAGAGACCCCGTTGCCCTCGACCAGCATAACCTCGGTCGAGTCGAGCAGGTGCGAGATCCGCAGGCCGGCGGCGTCGAGCTCGCGCGACCACTCGCCGAGCCGACGAAACAGCCAATTCGCGTTAGCTGACGAAAACTTAGAATTCGCCGGAAACCCCGAGACCTGGACCGACCCCGAGGGCTGCGCGATATTGACCGCGGCGGCGGTCGCTACGTCGACATGGTAGGCGGGGCGCGTCACGCGCGCAGCGTACGGCCTAGCCCCCGGCGACCAGCGAGCACGAGGCGGCGGCGAGCGCGAGGCCGACGAGCAGGTAGAGCGCGGCCGGGCGCCACCGGCGCTCGAGGGCGCCGGCGTCGTACGCGGCGAAGAGGAGGACCGCGGACAGGGCCGCGAGGAGGATCGCTAGCAGGGTGGTCACGGCGCGGAGGATAAGGCGCCTGCCGCCCGCCGCAAGCGTCGCGCCCGCTGCGCCGCTACCCCGAGCGGAGCGGCGCTGTCCAGTCGCGCACGAAAGCCTCGGCCGCCGCGCACAGCTTGCGCGCCTGCTCCCGCCCGACCCCGAGCGCATCGGCGACCTCGTCGTACGTGAGCGCGCGACCGCGCATGCCCCACCGCAGCTCGAGGGCCGCGCGCATCCGCGCTCGATCGGCGGGCCGGCCCGGGCCGGCGAAGCCCGGCGACCGCGCGGGCACCGGCCGCGCGGCCTTGCCGTCGGGGTCCGGCTGCGCGACCACCGCTGCGTCGGCCGCGGCCCGAGGCGCCAGGGCGTCGAGGGCGTCGGCGGTCATGGCGCCGGCCGCGCGCTCGGCCTCGTCCTCCTCGGCGGCGCTCCCCCCGTCGGCGGAGCGCAGCAGCGCGGCCTCGACCTCGCCCCAGGCGTCGGAGTCGGAGGCGGCGCGCCCCGACCCCTCGTCGGCGCCGAAGGCGTCGCCGTCGGCCGCGCCGTCCTCGCCCTCGCCGGGCGGGTCGAGCGGCAGCACCCGCGCCGCAGCGGTCGCGCGACGCGCCAGCCCTGCCCGGCGGGCCGAGATCCGCAGCGCGTCCGCGAGCTCCTCGTCGGTCGGCAGCCGCCCGAGCCGCGCCAGGAAGGCGCCCTCGACGCGGCTCGCCTTGCCGATCTGGTCGGCGACATGAGGGGGAATGCGCACCGTGCGCGACTGGTCGGCGAGCGCCCGATTGATCCCGTGGCGGATCCACCAGCAGGCGTAGGTAGAGAAGCGCCAGCCGAGGTCGGGGTCGAAGAGGTCGCACGCGCGCAGCAGGCCCGAGGTGCCCTCCTGGATCAAATCCGCGAACGGCAGGGTCGCGGCGAGGGTCACGAGCGGATCGGCCGGCGCGCGATACCGCTTGGCCTGCGCGACGACGAGCCGCAGGTTGCTCTCGCAGAGCGTCTTTCGCGCGCGCTCGGCGGCGGCGCGCTCGCGGCGGGCTGCGGCGGGGAAGTCGCGCGACAGCCGAAAGCCGGCGTCGCGCGAGCGCGCGAAGGTCGCCAGCGCCTCGAGCTCGGCGCAGGGGGCCGCGCCCTCGCGCTCGGCCTCGTCCTCGACCGCGGCGCGGGCGTCGGGGGACTCGCGCAGCAGCGCCAGCCAGAGCTCGAGCCGGCGCGCCTGATACTCGCGCGCGAGCGCGATCTGCTCGTCCGGCGTGCGCCGCGGCTGGCGCGCGAGCCACCCGAAGAGGATCTCGAGCCCGGGGTCGGGCCGCTCCTGCGCAGGGCCGAGGCTGCGGGTGGACGGCGCGTTCGCGCGCCCCTTGGCTGGAGTCGTGCGTTTAGTCACGGAGATTTCTCATAATCACCCCCGGCGCCGTGTCAAGGGCGCGACCGCGCAAAATCTTCGCTTGCGGCCGGCCGGCCGGCGGGCGAAGATGTCCGGACCTATGTCCCGCGCTGTATCCATGAATCCGAGCTTGGCCCGCCTCTTGCTACAGAAGGAGGGCGAGCGCCCCGGCGCGCCGCACCTGATCCCGCCTCACCTGCGGCGAGCCGCGGCGGACGCGGCGCGGGAGGGCTGGCTGCGACCAGCGACAGCCGAGGGCTTCTATCGCGCGCAGCCGGTCGGGCTCGCCGCGGCGCGCGCCGCCCTCGGCTAGAGAGCGACCGACGCGACGGCGGCGCGCTTCGCTTCCGAGCTGCGCAGGGTGGTCCAGGACCACCAGGCCAGCGCGCCGTCGGTCGCGGCGACCGCGTCGCCGGCGACCTGCGCCATGCACGCGGGGGCGGTTGCATTCGCGCCGAGCAGGAGCGCGACCTGCCGCGCCCCGAAGATCTCGCGGTATGAGTCGGCGCAGCGCGAGGCGAAGGTCGAGCCGTCCTCGCCGGCGCCGCGCGAGCAGTCGGGGTCGTACGCCTGCGGCAGGACCCCGTCGAGGGCGCCGAAGGCGCGCCACGGCTGGCGGCGGGCGAGCCGCCCGTGCGAGGTCGCCAGGATCGGCCCGGGCCAGAGCGACCGCATGCCCGCAACCAGGTCGCGGGCGGCGCCCTCGGAGCCCTCGGCCCAAGCCGGCCGGCCGCCCGGCTCGGCGGTCTCGACGTTCAAGATCCACCCCGCCGGCGCGGCGCTGCCCCCGGGCAGCGGGGCCTCCGCGGCGGCGCGCTGCGACGCCTCGGCGACCGCCAGGAAGTCGCCGACGCGCGAGGGCACCGGCCAGCCCCACCACCACACCTGCAGCCCGCGGCGGGTCGCCGCGTAGGTCTCGGCCGCGAGCCGGCCCGGCGACCGGGTCAGCTCGGGCCGCACGAGCGGCACGCCCGCGGAGCGGTGCCACGCGACCTGCAGCGCTAGCCAGCGCACGCCGCACGCGGCCAGGTCGTCCCACTCGGCCTCGCCGCGCGGGCCCGCCCCGACCGGGTCGTGCGTGATAAATACTCCCTTACCTGCGAGCGGGCGCGGCGGCACGCGCGCAGCGTAAGCGCTAGGC